GTTCCTGGACGAGCCGGACGAGCACCGCGGCGTGACCTCGATGACGATCGACGATGCGCTGCACATCCCCGCCGAGGAGCGCGCCAAGATCATTTCGGCGTTCCTGCCGCACGAGCGCGAGGCGCGGGCCCGCGGGGTGCCGACGCTGGGCTCGGGCCGGATCTTCATGACGCCAGAGAGCATCATCACAGAACCGCCGCTGGAATACATCCCGGAGCATTGGACGAAGCTCTGGGGGATCGACTTCGGCATCGGGCATCCCTTCGCGGCGGTGTTGACGCTGTGGGACCGCGACAATGACGTGATCCATGTCCACCACGCATACCGGATCGCGGACGCGCTGCCGATCCAGCACGCGCACGCGATGAAGCAGATCGGCGCCGGCGTGCCGATCGCATGGCCAAAAGACGGTGGCGACCGCGAGAAATCCTCCGGCGAGCCGCTGGCGGCGTCCTACAAAAAACACGAACTGCGGATGCTCGCCGACCATGCGACCTGGCCCGACGGCGGGGTGTCGACGGAAGCCGGCATCCTCGAGATGGACGAGCGGATGAAGTCCGGCCGCTTCAAGGTGGCGGCGCATTTGAGTGAGTGGTTTGAGGAGTATAGATTTTACCACCGCAAGGACGGCCAGATCGTCAAGCTGAAGGACGACCTTCTGTCGGCAACCCGCATCGCCGTGATGGCCAAACGGTTTGGCCGCACGGTCCAGCTCGGCAGCCGCGGCATGCCGAAGGACCAGACCACGATCGCGCACGGCACCGATTTCGACGTCTTCTCCGGTGGTGCGTTGCTGGGATAGCCCCGCCCGATCAGGTTCCCGTCAGCATCACGTCCACTGACGGAGACTCCCTGATGACCAAAGCGCAGGACCAGAAAGACGAGCGGGAAGCGGCACAGGCCGCCGAGCGCGAACGCATCGAGCGCGAATCCGCGGCCGAGATCGAGCGCAACAATCAGGAGGCGATGACCGGCGCCCGTGTCAACAAGGTGCCCGAAAAATGGACGGACGAACCGCCCCAGACCGATGCCGCGGCCCGCCTGCGCGCGTTCGAGGACGAGGTGTTCGGCAAGGACGCCGTGCGCATCGGCGGCAGAATAGAGCGCGGCCATGGCTCGCCCTACGCCCACGTCACCGACGAGCAGCGCCGCCAGTACGAGGCAATCGAGGCGCTGGTCGTGGCTGAGCAGAAGCTGACCGACGCGCGCGTTGCGCTGCTGCAGGCCGAGGAAGACCACAAGGCGGCGATCGCGGCCACCGAACCGCGGCCGGATCCTGTGGCCGAGGACCGCAACAAGGTGAAGGCGCTCAATGCCACTCCCGCAGCTTAGCGAGGGCCTGTCTCCCGCCGCTGCCGATCTTGGCCTCGGCGGGATGCTCGGCGAACAGGTCTCCGACGAGACCGAGGAGCAGCGCAAGAAGCGCATGCAGCAAATTCAATTGAACCAGGTCATGGGACCGGAACAGTCGCTCGCGGCGAAAACGATTTTCGGAAATGCTGGCTACTGAATTCGAAAAGAAACTGGCGTTCGACCTGCGGGCTTCCTGGCAGGTGCGGGCGGTTGCCAACGTCAAGGGCCCATTTCGGGCGGTGTTGCTGTCGGTAATCGCGCACACCTACGAGGCGGCCGGCGTGGTTGCAGTCTTGACGCTGGTCGATCCCGATTTCGACGGCAATCTGCCGGCGCCGGTGCTGCTTTCATGCGGCAAGATCGACAGGCATGGCTGGATCGTCGCCGACGTTGGCGAGAGCGACGGATCGATCCGCAAGGATCGGGTCATCTTCATGAGCGAACTCCAGATGCGCGACAGGTTCCGCGAGCTTGCCGATCGACTGAAGCTCAACGACACCGACCGCACCGAACTGTTCAAATGCGCGCAGCGCTGGGTGGTCGCCGACCGACGGCTCGATCCGAACTTCGACCCGAAGGATCCCGATGCAAAGCGGCTGCACTGAATGAACGCGCTCACGCCATATGTGACGGACCTCACACGATTGCCGGGCCGCGCGCGCACGCCCGACGATCGCGAGATGATGATCGTCGCCGGCATCAAGCGCGAGTTCTCGCAGAAGATTTCCGAGCGCTCGACGCTTGCCGGTCACTGCGAGGAGGTGGCGCAACTCATCCTGCCGACGTCGAAGAACACGTTTTTCTACCAGAACTATTCGACCCCCGGCGAGAAGAAGACGCAGCAGCAGGTCGACGCCACAGGCGCGCTGGCGCTGCATCGGTTCTGCGCGATTGCGGATTCGCTGGTCACGCCGCGCAACATGCAATGGCACGGCCTGCAGGGCGACGACTACGTGATGAAGGACCGGCCCTCGCGCCTGTGGTTCGAGGGAACGACCAAGACCCTGTTCAAGCAGCGCTACGACACCAACGCCAATTTCGCCGGCCAGAACTACAACAACTGGCAGTCGCTCGGCGCGTTCGGCAATTCCACCATGTATGTCGACAAGTTCGACGCGCGCTGGGCCGGCGGCGGTATCGGCCTGCGCTACAAGTCGGTGCCGTTCGGCGAGACCTATTACGGCGAGAACCACCAGGGCAAGGTCGACCGGATGATCCGCTGGTTTCGGATGACCGCCTTCCAGGCCGTGCAGAAATTCGGCATCGAGTGGCTGCCAGAAACGCTTTACGCGCCGCTGCAGCAGGACAGCCAGACCACCTACAATTTCCTGCATTGCGTGCGGCCGCGCGAGGACGATTACGATCCGGAAGCGCTCGACCACCGCGCCATGCGGTTTTCGTCCTACTACATGTCGGTCGAAGGCAACTGCCTGATGGCGCCGGAAGGCGGCTATCACAAATTCCCGTATTCGGTTTCGCGCTACGACCAGACCCCGGGCGAGGTCTACGGCCGCGGGCCCGCGATGCTGGTGCTGCCGGCCCTGAAGACGCTCAACGCGCAGAAGATCACGTTCCTGAAATCCGGCCACCGCGCCGCCGATCCGGTGCTGCTCCTGGCCGACGACGGCATTGTCGGCATGGACATGCGGCCCGGCGCGACCAATAAGGGCGGCGTCACCTCCGACGGTAAGCTCCTGGTGCACACGCTGCCCGTTGGCGACATCCAGATCAGCATCGAGATGATGCAGGAGGAGCGCGGCATCGTCGACGACGTGTTCCTCGTGTCGCTGTTCAAGGTTCTGTCCGAGCATCCGAACATGACCGCAACGCAGGTCATCGAGCTCGTCAACGAGAAGGGTATGCTGGTGGCGCCTACGCTGGGCCGTCAGCATACCGAGTATGTAGGCGGGCTGGTCGAACGGGAGCTCGATCTGCTCGCCGACATGCGCATGCTGGAGCCGATGCCGATGCGGCTGCGCGAAGCGATGGGCGCCTATGAGGTGACCGATACCTCGCCGCTGTCGCTGGCCGCGCGCGCCGGCGAGGCGGCCGGCTTCCTGCGAACCGTCGAGCAGGTCCGCGAGCTCGTCAACATCACGCAGGATCCGAGCTATCTCGACCGCTTCGACTTCGACACCGCAACGCCTGCGCTCGCCCGCATCAACAAGGTGCCGGAAGAGTGGATGGCCGACAACGACATGGTCGCCGCCAAGCGCAAGGCGCGCGCGCAGGCGCAGGCCAAGGCGGAACAGGTGCAGGCAGCCCCGGCGCAGGCCGCGCTGATGTCGGCTGCCGCCAAGCAGCACGCCGCCGGCATGCTGACCCCGGGTGCCGCATGAACGCTGAAAAAGCGCTGGAGATTTTCACCGACCGAAAGCGGGCCTACACGCTCGTGTTCGGGGAATCGCCGGCAAGCCTGGCGGTGCTCGACGATCTCACGACATTCTGCCGCGGCAAGGAAACCTGCCTGATCCCCGGCGACCACGATCGGACTTACGCCCTGCTTGGGCGCAACGAGGTGTTTCATCGCATCCGCGATCACCTCGAACTTTCACCGGAGCAACTTCTGGTGAAATACACCCGGCCCGCTAAAGGAGCGATAAGCCATGACCGAACCTACCCCTCCGACACCACCGACCCCGCCTAGCCCCCCGCCGGCACCCGCCTGGCATGAGGGCGTTGCCCCGGAAGTCAAAGGCTTCTGGCAAAACAAGGGGCTGCCGATCGATGACCCCAAGGCATTCGGGACCAAGCTGACCGAGCTCTATCAGCAGGCCGAAAAGTTCATTGGCGTGCCACCGGATCAGGTTGTGCGGCTGCCCAAGCCGGACGCCAAGCCGGAGGAATTCCGCGCCTATTACGAGCGGATCGGCGCGCCGAAGGAGGCGAAGGACTACGACCTGTCCGCGATCCAGGATCAGGCGATTGCCGACAGCCTGCGCGCCACGATGCACGAAAAGGGCGTGCCGAAAGAGGCTGCGGCGGCGGTCGCCGCCTCGGTTGCCAAGGCACTCGAATCCCAGGTCACGCAACGGAGCACCGAGCAGACGGCGAACCTCGAGGCCGAGCGCACCAAGCTGAAGGAAAGCTGGGGGCAAAGCTTCGAGTACAACAAGCTGAAGGCGATGGACGGCGCGCGCCGTCTCGGCATGACGCCGGAGACCGTGGCGTCGCTGGAAAACCTGATGGGCTATGCCGGCGTGATGGAGACCCTGCGCAAGATCGGCGTCGGCACCTCCGAAGCGACCTTCATCGATCGCGGGCTCGGCACCAACGGCCAGGTCACGACCAAGGAAGGCGCCATCGCCCGAAAGCAGGAACTGATGGGCGACGCGGCATGGGCGGCTCGATACCTCAAGGGCGGCGTCGCCGAGGTCCGCGAGATGACCGGTCTCAACATGATGATCGCGGGGACACCGGCATGAACCTCACCGGATTGAGCGTGAAGGATTGCCCGAAGGCCTGCAACGAACAGGAGTGCGTCATCTCCGGCAAACCCTATTGCGGCCACCCGCGCAAGGGCGGGCTGCAGGCTGTCGACCAGGGCAATACCGAGGCGCTGGAGCGGCTGCAGAAGGCGCAGAAGAAGCTCGCCAACGTCGACGCCAACGAGCGGTTTTCCTGACCGGAAAGCCGGTGCGTTGAAGAACAGGCGAGGGCGCGGCACGTTCCGCGCCCATAGACCCGAGTGTCCGGTCCCGCAAGGAGAAGCCGGTCGGGAGTGACGGCCCCCGCAAGGACAAGGCTGAAAGACTGATGGCCCCCACGCGTTCGCGATTGGGCAAGGCCGCCGATCGTTCACCCTTTTCGAGGCGGGATAGCCATGTCCGAGAACCTACTCAATCTTTTCACGACCCAGTTTTCCACCGTCCTCCAGCTCAAGCTGCAGCAGAAGCAGTCGAAGCTGCGCGGCCGTGCGATGGAAGGCTTCCACGTCGGCAAGCAGGCCTCGCCGATCCAGTACGCCGGCAACGTTCAGATGAAGCCGCCCGCGGGCCGCTTTGCCCCGATCGGCCGTCAGGACATCGACTTCACGCGGCGCTGGGTTTTCCCGGTCGATCGCGATGCCAACCAGCTCATCGACACCTTCGACAAGCTGAAGACCACGGTTGACCCGACCTCGTCGGAAGCCGAGGCCGCCGCCGCCGCCGTCGCCCGTGAATGGGACGACCGGCTGATCAGCGCCGCCTTCGCATCCGCTTCCCTCGGCGTCGACGGTGCGTCCTTCACCACCGAGACCTTCTCGACCTCGTCCTGGCAGATCGCCTCGACCTTCGGCTCTGCCGCGGCGTCGGGCCTCACGGTTGCCAAGATGATCGAAGCCAAGCGCATCTTCCGCAAGGCGCAGGTCGACATGGAAGCCGAATCCATCACCTGGGTCACGAACTCGCAGGGCGAAAGCGATCTGCTCAACCAGGTGCAGGTCGTCTCGACCGAGTTCTCCGACAAGCCGGTGCTGCAGGAGGGTAAGGTCACGCGTTTCCTCGGCTTCGACATCGTCTATTCGGAGCGCCTGGCATCGGCCTCGAACGTCCGCAACAACATCGTGGCGGCGAAATCGGGCTGGTATCTCGGCATCTGGAAGGACGTCGAGAACGATATCACCCAGCGCAAGGATCTGAGCGGCCTGCCGTACCAGATCTACACCATGATGTCGTCGGGTGCGACGCGGCTTGAGCCCGGCCGTTTGCTCTCGGCGCTCTGCGCTGACACCTCGGCCGCTGCCGACGTAACGCCGTAACGGAGATATCACAATGGCCGTTGATCACGTCAAATCCACCTATATCACCAATATGGATGCCGGCTCGCTCACGGTCCCGACCGCGGGCGAGGGTGGTCCGGCGCCGCTCAAGTCGGTTTCGTCCGGTTCGCTCACCGGCGTCGCCTCGTCATCGACGGATGCGACCTACCAGTTCTGCCGCGTACCTTCGAACGCAAAGGTCAAGGCAGTCTGGCTGGAGTCCAATGCGCAGGCCGCTGGAACCATGGACGTGGGTGTCTACTACGCAACCGATGGTCTCGGCGGCAAGCCAACCGCGCTGCTCGCAGCGGCTGCGATCGACCAGGATTTTTTCGCCAGTGCCTATGCGCTGACGTCCCTGTCCCAGCCGACGAATGTCACCAACGAGAGCGGCACCTATACGCCGGCCAAGCAGGTCCAGCCGCTGTGGCAGGCGCTCGGCCTGACCTCCGATCCCGGCGGAAATTTCGACATCTGCGGCACCGTCGTGACCGCGATCACCACTGGCACCGGCTATCTCGGCATGCGGGTCGACTACACGGATTGAGGTAGACCATGGCGGATCATTTCGTTGCAATCGCCCGCGGCGTGGAAGGAAGCAAGTATTCCGACTTCACCGTGGGAACGTCCTCTGCGGCGACTGCGCTGTTCGAGTTTCGCGTCCTCGATGGCGTGACGCCGACCAAGGTCGAAGTGTTCAAGGCCCTTGAGGCCTTCGAGCGCTTCTTCCAGAACCAGCAGCAGGTTGTCGCCGCAGGTTTCGACATCAAGGGTTAGTGGCCATCGCGTATCCTCCTTAAACTCAGGCGGCCGGGTTCTCTCGGCCGCCTTTTTATGGTGCGTTGCTGGGAACCGCTGCCAGACCGCACCTTCCGCGGCATGGCCGAATACCGCACCGACTTGGACATCCGCAATAGGGCGCTGCAGCATTGCGGCGCGTCGCGCATCCGGGCGCTCAATGAAGTAGGCAAAAACAACTCCGAGACGATTTTCTGCTACGGCAAGGTGCGGGAAGCCGAGCTGCGCCGCAACGTCTGGACCTTCGCCTGCCGCCGCACGATGCTGCGCGCGATCGACGCCAACACGATGCTGCTCAACGCGGCGCTGTGGTCGCCGGGCACGACCTATTTCGTCGGCTCGATCGCGGCCGACCAGTACGCCAACCTGTGGATTTCCCGGATCCCGAACAACCTCGCCAACGACCCGCTGCTGTCGTCGGTCTATTGGGAGCCGTATTTCGGGCCGCTGTCGGTCGCGCTGTACGATGCCGATGTCACCTATTTCGTCGGCGAACTGGTCTACACCACGACCGGCAACGGCCTGGCGCGCGTCTATTTGTCCCTGCAAAGCGACAACGAGGACAATCCGGCGACCGCGACGGCCTACGCCGCCACCAACGTCTACATGAAGAACCAGGTGGTGACCTATCTGTCGGTCGCCTACATGAGCCTGATCGACCTCAACAGCGGCAACACGCCATCGGCCGCGCCCGCGCTTTGGGATGCCGGCACGACCTATGGGGCTGCGGCCACCGTCGGCGGCTCGGACGGCATGATCTACAGTTCGGTGGGCGCCGGCAATATCGGCAACGACCCCACCACCGACGGCGGCGTCAACTGGACCAACACCGGCGTGCTCAACCCGTGGACGACGGTGTTCGTCGGCGGCGCCGGTTCGGACAAATGGTTGTTGATCGGCGGCACCGAATTCCCCAACGGCGTCGGCCTGATGTCGCTCGACATCCCCTATCCGCTCGGCATCGGCCCGTCGATCCAGTCGGTTTCCCGCAACATCTTCAAACTGCCGGCGGGCTTCCTGCGCGAGGCGTCGCAGAACCCGAAGGCCGGCGTGACGCAGTGGCTCGGCGCACCGACCGGCATCACCTATAACGACTGGGTTCTCGAGAACGGCTTCCTGCTGACCAACGATGCCGGCCCGCTCGCTTACCGGTTCGTCGCCAACGTGACCGACGTGTCGCGCATGGATGCGATGTTCTGCGAGGGCCTGGCCGCGCGCGTGGCGCTGGAAGTGTGCGAGCCGATCACACAGTCGACCAGCAAGCTCGGCGCCATCGCCAAAATCTATGACGAGTGGATGAGCAACGCGCGCGCCATCAACGCGATCGAACAGGGCACCGAGCAGCCGCCGGACGACGACTATGTAACTTGTAGGTTGTAGTCATGGGTGACGCAACCTATGCCATCCCCTCATTTCTCGGCGGTGAGATTTCCGACTTCGCGCAGGGCCGGTTCGACAAGCCGGACTATCGCGTCTCGCTCAACATCTGCCTGAATGCGTTCCCGATCGAGATCGGCGCCTGGACGCGCCGGCCGGGCTCGATGCACGCCGGGACCACGCGCGGCGGCGCGGCGGGCCGCACGATCAAGTTCGACTTCAAACAAGCCGCCGCGATCACGCTCGAATTCACCGACGGCTACCTGCGCTTCCGCGACGGCGCGATGCTGCTCTCGACCAATGACGCGCAGGCCGTGGTCAGCATCTCGACCGCCAATCCGGCCGTGGTCGCCACCGCCGCGCACGGCTGGACCGGCTCGATCGCGGTTCAGTTCGAAGCCCTCGGCGAAAACAACCCGCTGCTGCAGGGCCGGGTGTTCACCGCGACGGTGACCTCGCCCACGGACTTCACCCTTGCCGATTCCGTCACCGGCGCCACCATCGACGGCGCCACCCTCGGCACGTTCGTATCCGGCACCGTCCGGCGCATCCAGGAACTGGCAACCGTCTATGGCGGCGGTGCCTGGGGCAGCGTGCGCGCGGTGCAGGCCGAAACCACCGACGTGCTGCTGTGCCCGGCGATTGCGCCGCAGATCCTCACGGTGGAGACCTTGCCGGCCGACGGCGTCGAGCCGCAGTTCGAAATCGCCACCGCCGTATTCATCGACGGGCCCTATCTCGATCCGTTCGAGAACGGCGTGCAGGCGACGCCGACCGCGCTCTCCGGCATCATCAATCTGACGCTGTCGTTCGGCTCGTGGAGCTCGGTCCAGGCCTATGCCAAGGACGCCTTCGTGACCTATGTGGGCGTCGACTATATTTCGCTTTCAGATCAGAACGCCAACAACACGCCGAACGCGAGCCCGGCATTCTGGGCGCCGACCAGCGCGGCGGCTGCGATCAATGACGGGCGCGGCTTCATCGCCTCGGACGTCGGCCGGCTGGTGCGGTTGCTGTCCGAACCGGCAGCATGGGTCTCGACCACGGCCTACGCCGCCCCTGATGTCGTGACCTATAATCCGAGCGGCGATCCGGGCGCGGCGACCTATTGGCAGGCGCAGGCCGCCTCGACAGGAGTTCCGCCTGGCTCGGAGCTGACGAAGTGGACGATCGTTCCCCAGGGTGCTGCGGTGTGGACGTGGGGCCGGATCACCGGGATGTCGAACATCATCGACCGTGCTCTGGCGGGATCGAGTTCGATCGGCGACATGACCGCCTTCAACGGCATCACCGCGCCGTTCGATGGCCGGTTCTCCAAGGTCATCGGATCGAGCGCGGCCGAGATCGTGTCCGGCGGGTTTGTTGCGGAGGGCGACACCGTCAGCATATCGAGCTTTGTCGGCAAGCATTACGGCGCCGGGCCGCAGCAGATCCAGCAGGCGACGATCTACCCGACCACCGACCGCGGCTTCGGCTATGCCCTGTTCACGGTTTTCTTCGGCCCGCCGCAGAACATGTTTTGCACCTATACGCTGAACCTGCGCGCCAGCATTGTCGCGCCGGCATCTCCGTCCGACGGCTTTCTCCTCGGCACCTCGACGTTTAGCCATGGTTCGTCGACGATCACGATCGTATCGAACGATCCGGTCACGCCCTGGAACTACGTATGGGTTGAACTGGCGATCAGTTCGACGCTGACCACCACCGGCGGCGCCATTGGATATTCGATCACCAGCACCATCGCGCAGATCACCTTCGTTGCCCCGACGACGACAACGAGCTCGTCCGCCGGCTGCACGGTCGAAATCCTAGGTCCGGCGCTGCTGCGCACGACGCCGATCTCGATATGGCGGCTGGGCGCCTACAGCGACACAACCGGCTGGCCGACCTGCGGCACCTATCACGAGGGCCGCCTGTGGCTGGGCGGCGCGGTGCCGAACCGCTGGGATGCCTCGGTCTCCAACGGCATCAAGGGCGAGCGGCTGAATTTCGCGCCGACCAACCAATACGGCGTGGTCGCCGCCAGCAACGCGATGTCCTACACGCTCAATTCCGACGGCGTGAACCCGATATTTGCGATGAAGCCGGACCTGCTGGGCGTCGTCATTTTCACGCAACAGGGCGAGTGGCTGGTGCAGGCGCCGACGACCGGCCCGATCGCGCCGAACAATGTCGCCACCCGCCGCATGACCAAGCACGGCAGCGCCAACGTCGAGCCGGTGCGCACCGAGCATGCCAACCTGTTCGTCAAGCGCTACGGCCGCAAGCTGATGGAATATTTCGCCGACGCCTATTCCGGCAAGTTCTCGGCGCCGAACCTGGCCGACAAGGCCGGGCACATCGTCAGCGCCGGCATTGCCGAACTCGCCTACACCGAGGCGGTGACGCCGGTGGTGTGGGGGCGGGATGGCAACGGCGCGCTGTTCGGGATGACCTATCGGCGGACGGCCATTGCGACCGCACAGCCGCCGGATTTTTACGGCTGGCATCGGCACACACTCGGTTCCGGCCGGACGGTGGAAAGCATCTGCGCCGGCCCGTCGAGCGGGGGCGATCTCGACGCGCTGACCATGGTGACCAGCGGCGACGGCGTCCGCCATGTTGAATTGCTGACCGACACGCCGGACGAAAACACCGAACTGGCCGACACCTGGCAGCTCGACAATGCCGTGGAGCCGACCTCGACCACGCTCAGTGTCGCGCTGACGGACGAGGCACCCTATGGCGGCCTGATCCTGAACGGCCTCTGGCATCTCAACGGCAAGACCGTGCAGGTGTTCGCCGGCGGCCTCGACTGCGGCGACCGCGGCACCGTCGGATCGCCCGGATACTTCACCGACTTCCTCGTGACCGACGGCTCATGCTTTGTTCCGTTCGGCGACGGTATCGACGCCGGTCCGGGCCGCGGGCTGTTCACGGCCGCCTTCGTTGCGGCGGGCGCGCCGATCGTGGTCGGCTTCACCTTTAACAGCGACGGGCAACTGGTGCGGCCGATCGCCCCGGCAGACACCGGCGCGCGCAACGGGCCGGCGCTCGGCAAGACGCGCCGCAATCACCAGTATTCCGTGCTGGTCTCGAACACGATCGGCCTTTCGTTCGGCGGCACGTTCTCCAGTTCCGATCTCATGCCGGCGCAGTTCAGCAAGGCGAACGGCGATCCGATCGATCCGCTGACGATGTTTTCCGGGGTGCATCACGACACGCTGTCCGATGATTACAGCTATGACGGTATGGTGGCGTGGCGCGTTTCGCGGCCGTGGCCGGCGAACATCGTCGCTATCAGCGGCAACATTCAAACGCAGGATCGCTGAAAATGGCACTCGGCGTTGGCACCATCAACAGCATCGGCGGCGCGGTTCAGGACATCTTCGCCTCGGGCGCACACAAGACCAAGGCGCAGGGGCTCCGCATCGAGGCCGACAATTACGACCTTGCCTCCGGCTACGCGGAGAAGAACGCGAAGTTCACGGAGACCTCGACCGCGATCAAGCAGGCGCAACTCGACCGCGAGCTCTACCGGACGATCGGCGGGCAGGCGGCGGACTTCGCCGGCGCCGGCTTTGCGGCCAGCGGCAGCGCGCTCGACATCATGCGGGACAGCGCGTCGCAGGGCGCCCTGACGAAGGCGGTCGGCAGTCTGCAGGGCCTGATCACCGAAGAGGGCTACAAGGTGCAGGCGGAAACCTACACCAACATGGGCAAGGCGGCGCGGATGGCGGCCGACGCGGAGGATGATGCGGCGACGGGCGCGCTGGTATCGGGCGGGTTCAAGGCAGCGGCGGCCGTCGCCTCGATCTTCTTGAAGTAGGTGATGAATGCCGAACATCCGTGAAGTAACCCCGCCCGGCGAACTCGGCTTGCGCCCCGACGATCGCGCGCAGGAATCGCTCGCCAATTCCGGCCGCCGTATCGCCGCGCTCTACGGAACGGCAGCCGAGGCACAGAACGACATCGGCCGCCGCGCCGCTTCGGCGATCAATGATGTCGGCACGGTTGCGGTCAAGCACCTCGAGCACCAGGAGATCAGCAAGGGCGCGGCCGAGGCGTCAAAAGCGTTGGCCGGTCTCGATGCGAAGTGGAACGAGATCGTCAAGAATTCCGATCCGAACGACCCGGCGATCGCGGCCAAGTTCCGCGAGGAGACGGTTGAGCCGACGCTTCAGAAGCTGAAGGACGGCTTCATCACCGAGGGCGGCAATCGCTTTGCCGAGTCCCAGGTCCAGAACTTCCGCAACCATTTTGTCACCAAGACATCCGCCGACATGATGCGGCTGGCCGGCGTTGCCGCCAAGCAGAATATCGAGACGCTGACAAATTCTCTGTCGAACGCTGCGCTCACCGATCCGACATCATTGTCTACTGCGCTTGGTCTGGTTTCGGGATCGATCAGCGCCATGGTCGACTCCAGTCCGAACATCAAGGGCGCGGACGCGGCGGCCATGAAGATCGAACTGACGCAGGCTTCGCAGGCGGCCATCGTCAAGGCGGCGGCCATCGGCGCGATCAATGCCAACCCGGAAGCCGGGCTGAAGCGGTTCAGCGGCCCAGAGTATTCGAAATACATCTCCGGTGCCGAACTGAAGCAACTGGAGCAGCAGGCCAAGTCGGTCCAACGCGCGGAGCGGGTAGACGAAAATTACCGCCGCAAGAATACCGAGATGGCGAAGGACGAAGCCTCGGAAGCCCGCGAGGGTGAGTACCTGCAAAAGCTGCATAGCGGCGACCCGAAGCAGATGGCCGAAGTTTCCGCGCGCGCGATCGCAAACGATTTCACTCTGACCCGGCAGGCTCGGGAAAGAATGATCGGCATCGTGGAGCGCGAGACCAAGCCCGAGGCAGCGGCCAAGATTTCGAACACAACGGCATCCGATCTGATCAGCCGCATCCGCGCGCCGGCCGGCGATCCGCGCCGCATCACCGATCTCAATCCGGTGTACGAGGCTTACGAGAAGGGGCAACTCAACAAATCCGACCTCAAGTTCGTGAGGGAGGAGTTCGCAAACATGCGGACGCCGGATGGCGCCGAGATCGGGGCTCAGCAGGACGAATTTATCAAGGGCTTCAAATCATCGATCACGCACGCCAACTCGCTGTTGGGAAAGCTCGATCCGTCCGGCGATCAAAAGCTCTATGAGTTCACGCTCAACATTCAGAAGAAGGTCACCGAGTACCGCAAGTCCGGCAAGGATCCCCGCGACCTGTTCGACCCGGCAAAACCGGATTACATGGGCAGCCCGGCGGCTTTGGCGCCCTACCAGAAGTCGCTCAAGGATTCGATGGAGAGCATGGCCGAGCGGATGCGCTCCAGCATGCAATCCTCGCCACCGCCTGCGCCGGCCGCCCCGAAGCCCACCCGCATGGTTGGGGATGTTCCGGTGCCGGCGGCGCTGAACGGTATCGCCGATCTGCAGTTCAACAAGGCGACGCAGCAGTGGCGCGACAAGGCGACCGGCAAAATCTATGACCGCAAGGCTGTCGAGATTGAATAATGGCCAATGATGATTGGGTAGACGTTCCCGCCGGTGCCGCGCCCGCCAATGACGGGTGGGTGGACGTGCCGAACAAGAAGCACGAATGGGTGGACGTGCCGCAGCATGCGCCGCGCGCCTTCATCGAGCGGTTCATCCCCGATGAGGACGCGGCGACCTTCACCGAGCTGAACAAGACGGTCGGCAACACGGTAGCCGGCAGGATCGCCGCGGCGGCTTTCGAGGGCGCTGACGCAGGCTATGCCGATCATTCGCTCGGTATTTCCCCGGAGGACGCCAAGAAACTGCAGAAGCTCGGTATCTTCCAGGACCCGGACAAGCCCATGCCGCTCGTGAGCGGCATCCAGTTTGTCAACGAGGCGGTCATGCGACCGGCCGTAGCGGCAATCGCGGCGACCTTTCGGGGTATGAACGCAGGCATCTACGGCGTCGGCGCGCTCGCCGGGCAGGTCGCCTCAGAAGCCCTTGGCGAGGACGCTGCCGACCAGGCCCGCGCGCGGCGCGACGGGGCGCAGTTTGCCGCCATCGCCACCCTGCTGGGCATGTCCCATCCCGTCGCCCGCTACGAGCGCGGCCCCACCGGCGAGGTGCGCACCACGACGATCGGCGGGCTGCCAAAGGCGGAAGACTTCGCCACGGCCGCCCACGTTGTCGGCGATGTCGACGCGCCGTTCTACGTCCAGGAAAAGATGCTGACCACCTACAAGGAAAAGGGCATTCACCCGGCTGAACTCGCCAACGACGCCCAAACCGACCCCATCGTGGCGCAGCGGCTGCTGTCGAGCGACAAGGACGTCCTGCCGGAAGGTGGGGCGCCCCCGCGCGAACCGCCCCCACCGAAGCCCCCAGAGCCTCCTGCGCCCCCTCCCGAGGGATCATTCGAGGCGGCCCAGAAGACGATCCTCGACAAGATCAGCGTCGGCGAGCGCTCGGCCAAAGAGGGGCTGACCTGGGACAAGTTTTATACCCAGGCTGTGGATAACCTGCACCCGCTCAAGGCGATCGACGAGGGCGCCTATGAACTCGCCCGGCTGACCCGCGGCCAGTTCGGCAAGGCCGAGCACTTCATCGAGCACGGGACGTTCGACTTCAATACCTACAAGACCAACGGCAAGCCGCTAAAGGAGATCATCGAGCCGGTAAAGGCGGACCTCGACGGGTTCCGGGCCTATCTGGCGTCAAAGCGCGGGCTCGAGATCGAGGCGAGCGGCCGCAAGTCCGGCATGGATGTCGAAGCGGCAACGCGCGTGGCGGCTGAAGGCGAGGGCAAGTTCGGCAAAGCAGCCGCAGAACTGGTCGATTACCAGAACAAAACGCTGCAATATCTGAAGGATAGCGGCGTGTTGTCCGAGGAGGCATACGGCGCCATGGTCGAGGCCGGCAAGAATTACGTGCCGTTCTACCGTGTGATCACCCCGGAGGAGGGCGGTGCCGCCAGCAAAGGGTTCGGCCCCGGCAACCCGGTCAAGCGGCTGAAGGGCTCCGAGCGCGACGTGATCGACCCGCTCGAATCCGTGATCAAGAACACCTATGCCTATATCTCGATCGCCGAGCGCAACGCTGTCGGCATCAAGCTGATCGACGCCCTGAAGGCCAACGGCGCCGAGGTCAAGGTGACCAGGCGCGCGCCGTCCGATCCGGAGCTGGTGAACTACCTCAAGGAGCACGGCGTCACCGAGCCCGAAGCCCTCGTCGATTTCGTGAAGACGGCAGTTCCCGAGGATGGCACCACGCTGGGCGCGTTCCGCAACGGCGTGAAGGAAACGGTCGAGGTCAACGACCCGGCGCTGGTCAAGGCGTTCCGCGGCCTCGACCAGGAGAGTGCCATCATGCTGACCAAGGTGCTGGCGGCGCCCGCCAAGGCCCTGCGCGCCGGCGCGACGCTGTCCCCCGACTTCATGGTTCGCAACATCGTTCGCGACTTCATGACCGCCTTCGTCAACAGCAAGAGCGCGCTGTTCACTCCGGTCGATACGGCGAAGGGCCTGATCAGTGTGATCCGCAAGGATGCGGACTTTCAGGACTGGCTGAAGGGCGGCGGGGCCAACTCCACCATGGTTGCCATGGACCGGGCCTATCTGCAGGAGAGCCTGACCAAGCTGGCCGGGGAAACCGGGCTGATGTCCCGATCGTGGAACGTCGTGAACAGCCCGTTCCGAGGCCTGCGCATGGTCTCCGAACTGGCCGAGAACGCCACCCGGCTGGGCGAGTTCAAGCGGCTGACCGGTGAGGGCAAGGCGGATATCCAGGCGGCAGCGTTCGGCTCGCGCGAGGTCACGCTCGACTTCGCCCGGATCGGCGCATCCATGCGCGCCTACAACATGATCACCGCGTTTGGCAATGCACAAATCCAGGGCCTCGACCGCATCGGCCGGGCCTTTGCAGACGCCCCCGTCAACACCACGGCCAAGGTCGCCGGCGGCATTACCCTGCCGTCGGTCCTGCTCTGGTGGGCCAACCACGACGACCCCCGCTACAAGGAACTGCCGCACTGGCAGCGGGATATGTTCTGGATCGTGATGACCAAGGATCACATCTACCGGATCCCGAAGCCGTTCGAGCTCGGCGTGGTGTTCGGCTCCGGCGTCGAGCGCATCCTCGATCACACGATCGGAAACAACCCGGAAGCCTTCGACAAATTCAGCAAGTCGGTTTTCGACATCATCACGCCGAACGTCACTCCCACAGCGTTCCAGCCGCTCGTCGAACAGTACGCCAATCGGTCGACGATGTCGGACCGCACGCTGATCCCGAAGGACCAGGAAAAGAACCTGCCGGAATACCAGTACACGCCGTACACCACTGAACTGACGAAGAAGCTGGGGCAGGTCATCAGCGCCTTCCCGGGCGTGCGGGATCAGGCGACCGGGCCCGGTGCGCCGTTCGGCCCGGCCGCGCGCGCGGTGACCACGCCGATCCTGATGGAGAACTACGTTCGGGCGTGGACCGGCGGCCTCGGGACCTACGTGCTGCAGGCGGCCGACGCCGGCCTGCGCAAGACCGGCGCGCTACCCGATCCCATCAAGCCGGCCTCGACGCTATCCGACATCCCGGTCGTGAAGGCCTTCGTGGTGCGCTATCCCTCCGCGAGCGCGCAATCGATCCAGGACTTCTACGACCAGCACGAGGTCACCAAGAAGTTCTACGACACCTGGCTGGGGAAAGCGCAGGAAGGCGACGTTGCCGCCATGGAGCGCATCCAGGCCGCCGGCGGCCCGATGATGTTCATGCGGCTGGACGCCATCAAGGAGACGCTGACCGAGCATTCCAAGCTGGTCCGCGACATCAACAAGAACCAAACGATCAAGTCCGAGGAGAAGCGGCAACTGATCGACAGCCTGTATTTCAACATGATTGAGATCGGCAAGGCCGGGAAGCAGATGCTGCGCGATGCCGAAACGGCGATGAAGAAGGCCCCCGAAGCCGCGCAATAGGCGGTGGTGCGTTGCTGGGAAGGGTGGTTCGACCATCCTCCCGGCATGCGCAAAACACCCATAGCCCTCGTTCTCGCCCTCCTGCCCAGCCTTGCTGCCGCGCAGGTTTATCTGCCGCCCGGGGTCGGGCTGCCACCGCAGAGCGTGATCGGCAATGCCCTGCCGCAGACCGGCGACGCCGTCGCGGTATCGTTCGCACAGCTCCGGTCCACGCTGAACATTCCAGCGCTGAAGACCTGCGCGTCGCACCAGTGGTTCAACACGCTGGCCGCTGGCGGCGTGCTGGGATGTTCGCAGCCGGCGCTGTCGGACATCTCCGGGTTCGGCGCCTTGGTGACGACCTTTCTCTCCACGCCGACCAGCGGCAACCTTCGCGCCATACTGCCCGATGAAACCGGAACCGGAGGGGCGGTCTTTGCGATCGGACCGGCGCTCGTCAATGCCAACCTCGGGACGCCCTCGGCGGCGATCCTCACCAACGCCAGCGGCCTGCCAGTCTCGTCCGGCGTCAGCGGGCTGGGGACCGGTGTGGCGACCGCGCTCGGCGTCAATGTCGGCTCCGCGGGCGCACCGGTATTGTTCAACGGCGCCCTGGGAACACCATCGTCCGGCACGGCCACGAACCTGACTGGCCTGCCGATCAGCACTGGCGTCTCGGGCCTCGGCGCCGGCGTGGCGACATGGGCGGCGACGCCTTCGAGCGCGAACCTGCGCGCGGCGCTGACCGATGAGAGCGGGACCGGAGCGGCCTATTTCCAGGGCGGCGATCTCGGCACGCCGTCGGCCGGTGTGGCCACCAACATCACCGCGCTGAACGCCACGCAGCTCACCACCGGCACGATCCCCGCGGCGCGCACCAACGGCCACCAGAACGGCACCGCGACCAACGACAACGCTGCGGCCGGGGAGATCGGCGAGTTCGCAATCTCGACCGTCGCATCGGGCTCTGCGGTATCCCTCACCACCGCCACCCCGGCGAACGTAACCAGTCTGTCGCTCACGGCAGGGGATTGGGATGTCTGGGGCGTCATCAGGTACAGTTCGGGCGCAACGACGAACATCACGTTGCTGATCGACGGGCTGAGCACCACGTCAGCGACCCTTTCCACGACCGACAAAACCACGGTGTCCGGGCCCATTGCCGCGGCCGGGATCGTGCCCGGCACCACCACGCTGATCGGCGGACCCTTTGTTCGAGCGAGGTTCAGCCTGTCCGGCACGACCACGGTCTATCTGGTCGCCCAGGCTTCATTCACGGTATCGACCCTGGCGGCCTACGGCGACATCCAGGCCCGGCGAATTCGCTAGCCCGGTGGTGCGTTGCTGGGGATGGCCTGCCCGCCATCCTCGCGGGCATGAAACACATCCGCGCGCTCGCCCTCGTTCTCGCCCTGCTGCCGTCCATTGCCGCGGCGCAGACCTTCCCGACGGTACCCTCGCAGACCGTAATCGGCCGCACCGCCTTTGGCCCCGGCCCGGCGCAGGCAATCCCGTTCTCCCAACTCGCGGCCAGCTTCTGCAGCACCGTCACCCTCACGGTGAAGGGTTGCCTTCCGCCTCCCGGCGCAACGACCGGGCGCTATTTTGGCGACAATCTGTTGTGGAATGCGATCCCGTCGCAGCAGATCGTGCAGGGTGCGGGCGTCACGGCCACGGGCACGTGCTCCGGCACCGCGCTGAACTGCACCATCAACGCGACCGCCGCGACGCAATATGTGGTGCCATCGCGCACGGCCGCCGCGGCCAGCGATCTCTCGGCGCTCTCCAGCATCCAGACGCTGGGCTATACGACGCCTGGCGACGGCGGCGGCGCGACGTTCAAGAATATCGGCGCGGCTCCGTTCACCGATTCCTACATCACATCGTTCACGATCCAGGGCGGCAGCGGCTACACCAACGGCGGCCCGTATTACGGCAACCTGTTTTCGGTCGGGACGAAGCCATACGCCATCGGCACGGTTACGGTTGCCGGCGGCATTTTTACCGCCGTTGATATCTCGGGCACGCCGGGCGGGCAGTGCGCGGTAGGCGACGTTCTGACCTTCGTTGGCAGCGCTGCCGCTGTCGGCGGTGTGAATGGCGGCATGCCGGCGGGCGGCTCCGGTGGCTCGATCACGGTGACCGGATGCAGCACGCCGCTTGGCAGCTTCACCGACGTGGTCGGCAACCGCTTCCAGATCGTCACGCCCAACGGTGCGAATGCACTTCAGTTCGGCGCCAAGGGTGACTGGAACGGCGTGGATGCCGGCGCGACCGACAATTACAATTCGCTTCAGGCGCTCTTTTGGTACGCGGGCTTCAAGTCGTCGGTGTCGTTTGACAGCGGCGGCTTCTGGGGCGGGATCGCGAACGTACCCCAAGGTTCATATCTGGCGTGCGGAACAGGGCTGAAGCCGCTGATCATTCCGAACGGCGTCAGGGTAACGGGCGCGCACGGCACGGCGAGCACCATCAAGTTCTGCACCGCGTGGGACGCCACTACCTATCAAATCACGCTGGGCGACAACAACTGGCATTTCGCGTGCTTCAATACCTCGCTGTATCACATGGAACTGCGCTCCGACAGCGGGACGCAATACATGGTCTATTCCAGCTGCGGGCAGGATTTTGCCGGGCTGTACCAGACCTACATTTACAGCAACAGCGCCAGCGCGCGGCCGTGCATCCATTATGAGAAAGGGTTTGGGGGCGCGACGCTCTTCACGATCCGCGACGTCAGTTGCTCCGCGAATTCGAACAGCGCGCAAATCCGGATTGGCAACACGATCGCATCCGGGATGAACGTCGGGTCGACGATGGTGGAGATTACCAATGTCTCGGCCGGCGCGAATTCCGCAGCGGCCGGCAACCACCAAACCGCGACTTCCCTGCTGATCCAGGGCGGCTTCGTCAACGTCAACCGCTATCATTTCGAATCGACGGGCGGCGGCATTACGGTGGACGTCGGCGCCACCGGCAACGGTGACTATATCACCATCGCCAACGTCAACGGGGGCGGCCTGCCGGTGTACGCGCCATGCCCGGGCCAGATCATCCTGACGGGCATAAACATCCCGAACAACACTTTGCTGACCCAAATTCAGGGACCGAGCAACTGCGCCACCGTCGTCGCGAACGGTCAGGCTGCCGGCGTCGACTATGGCAGTTCGATCCAGCAGCCGGCGCGGTTCAACCCCAGCTATACATCGCTCTAGCGGAGCCGGGCGAACCACATCAGGCCTGCGATCGCCACCATGACGATCATGCAGACCGCAATCATTCCGAGAGCAACATCGACCATGACCGCCTCCGGTTGAATCGCAGTCCTACCGCCGCAACCTGACGGCGTAAAGCCCCTTCGGTGCGTTGCTGGAAAAGCACACCATGCCATGGTTCCCGGGAACAGGAGATCGGATGCCGCTTCCAGCTCAGTACGCATGGCTCGCCAAGGAACCCGGCCCCAAGATGATCCTTGAGGCCTTGAAGCTGTTCGGCACCGTCGAGGTGGCCGGAGGCAGTGACAATCCGAAGATCCTGGCATGGGCTGCAGAGATCGGGCTGGCCAAAACCTACAGCCACGATTCGATCCCGTGGTGCGGCCTATTCATCGGGCTGGTGGCGAAGCGCGCCGGAAAAGAGATTGTGGATAGCCCGCTGTGGGCGCTGTCGTGGGCCGATTTCGGGAAGCCCGCGGCCGGCGGCGCCATGCTGGGCGATGTCCTGACCTTCAAGCGGAGCGGCGGCGGCCACGTCGCTCTCTACGTTGGCGAGGATGCCAGCGCCTACCACTGCCTCGGGGGCAATCAATCCGATCAGGTCTGCATCACGCGCATTGCGAAGTCGCGGCTCTATCGCGCGCGCCGTCCGCCCTACGTGAACCAGCCGGACAACGTCCGCAAGATCACCCTTTCGTCCACCGGAAAACTATCGAGCAACGAGGCCTAACCGCCGCGTGACGGCATCGCGCATGAGCATCACTGGAGACTAAAAAATGAAGTGGGATACTGTTTGGCAGATTTTGCGCTATCTCCTGATCGCGGGCGGTGGCTTCCTAAGCGGGAAGGGCTACATCAGCGCGGAGCAGGTGACCACCATCATCGGCGCCATCGGATCGATCGGCGCAGTGGTCTGGGGGCTGTTCGTCAAATCCGGCACTACGGCCGTTCCTGACGCCGTTGCCGCTCGCTCGGACGTCCCCACGGTGAGCAACGCGACCGGCGCAGTCACCCAGTAATGAGTTGGATATCTCTCGCGCTCGCGCTGCTCAAGTTCGTGAACGGCATCATGAACTGGGCGCACGAGCGCGCGCTGATATCGCAGGGCTACGACGAGGCGATTGCGGAGGTAACGCAGTCGATCCTTGTCAAGACGACGGCTGGCAAGGCGATCATGGAGAAGGTCAATGCGATGTCTGATGCGGAGGTTGACGCTGGTCTGCGCGATCTTGAGCCTAAGTAGCTGCGCGCACACGTCGCCTCCGACGGACTCATTCTGTCAAATCTACAACCGGGTGGTGATCGCCAAGGGCGACGGGGCGATCGCTGCAACTTCGGGGGTGAAAAAGCGTTTACTTGCGAATGAGTTGACCTACCGAGACCAGTGCGTGCCAAAGAAATAAGAAGCGGCCGGACCTGTCGCGCGAACGATAGGCCCGACCTGACCACCACCGGAAGGTAAGTTCCAATGATGGCTGCCAAGAATTCAACCACAGGTTTGCGGCTTTTGCTGTCCCTTTTTGAACACCGGGGGGCAGGATGACGAAGCGGAAGCCGGAAACCGTGATTGATCAAAGTGATGCGACTTGGCATTGGGACAAGCGAATCCCAATTGCCTCGATCGTTGCGATGTTTCTCATGGTTGCCGGACAGGGGCTGACCTTCGCATGGTGGGTTTCCAAGGCGGATTCGAGGATCGAATTCCTCGAAAAGGCGCACGCTGCGTCCGGTCCTCAGACCGCGAACCAGGGCGAGCGGCTGACCCGCGTCGAGGAGAAGCTGGAAGGCGTCAAGGCCGGCATCATCGACATCAAGGCGCTGCTGACGGCGCAGGATCTGCGCGAGCGAAACGGCAGGGCGCGGTAGCCTCTCGGCGGGGGCCGCAATGACCGGAGAAACCGTTCCCCTCCAAAAACACCTTGAGGCACTGCGCGACGCCGACGCCCGGTTCAATGAGGAGCGGGACCGCCGCTACAGCGAAGTAAATATCGAGCGCGAGAAGGCGCTGAAGATCAAGGAAACCGCCGACCTCGCCGCCCTTCAGCTTGCGCGGGAAATCCAGACCTATAAGGACGAGAAGGCCAACGAGCTCCGCGAACAGATCAACAGCGAGCGCGGCCTGTACGCAACCAACAGGGATATCGAGCCGATCAAAGCCTACGTCTCGTCGCAGACCGGCCGCGGCCTCGGCATGTATGCGCTGTTCGGCGTGATCATGACCTTATTGACGGCCGCAATCGCAGTTGCCGTCTATCTGAAGTAGACCGCCGTGGATGTCTTCGTTGTCGAACCGATAGAATGCCTGGCCGCGGTGCTGATGGGCAGCGGCAACGAGATCAGCCTGCTGAAGCGCAACGGCAGCACCATCACGACCAATCTGGAACCGTCGCTCGGTAGGCTGGTCCGGGGCAAGCGATACCGCGTGACGTTCGAAGAGATTGCCGATAGCCCGGGCCAGCCCTGATTACGGTGCGTTGTTGGGGTTCCTGACCCCTCCTACCGTCCCCGCTAGGCACCGGCTCGGGCCGGCCATTTGCGAGGCGGGTCCATGTCCAACAAGATCGAAAACGTCCAATTTACGAACATCTCGGCGAGCACCGCGGCATTCACGCTGCGAGGTGGCAATTACGGCATTACGGTATCGGCGACCTTCGGCGGTGGCTCGGTGACCCTGCAGCGGCTGGCGGCCGACGCCGCGACCTATGTCACCGTCGTCACCGCCTTCACGGCCGCAGGCTATGCGTCAGCCAATCTCCCATCCGGCACATATCGCCTGACGATCGCGACCGCGACGGCCGTCTACGCTGACGTCGTTTCCATCGCAACACCACTGTGAGGATGCGCCATGTGGACAGCACTTCGGATCGTAATCTTCGGCGCCAATAGCAGTGCTTCAGGAAGCAGCGGAGGGGGCGGGTCTCTCCCTGAAGGCAGCTTCTATCAAATCATCATCGGCTAAAGGACCAGGCAAATGGCTGCAGGAATCGTCTATCACAACATCACCACGGCGAGCGGGGTAACCTTCTCGATTGCTTGCTGGGTGCCTGACACTGCTGCCCCGGACGTGGGCGCTATCCCCGTCCAGTTGCCAATCAACTCGTCGGGAGCGGCGATGGCAACCGGGTCGGGTGCGAACGGCACTACCGTGCCGCGCGTTGCGCTTGCAACCGACAGCCCGGGGATCATCGCCACGGGAACCCAAGCGGCTCCTTCTGCATCCTATCTCTCGTCGGTTGTTGCCGGCGATATTGCCCATGACGGCGTAGACAGCGGCAACCCTGCCAAGATCGGTGGCGTTGCGCGCAGTTCTGAGCCAACGGCTGTTGCTACAGCCGACCGCGTGCAAGCGATGTTCGACCTTGTTGGCAAGATGATCGTTCTGCCCTACGCCAACCCGGAAAACTTCGTCTCTGGCGCGATTACATCGGCGATGACAGGCACGACCTCAACTTCGCTGATCGCCGCTCCTGCTTCTGGCCTGCGCAACTACATCACGCAAATCACGGTCTCCAATGCGCACGCAACAGTCGGAACCGATATTATTATCCAGGACGGGTCGGGCGGAACGACGCTCTACACGATCCCGGCCGCGGCTGTGTATGGTGGTGCTGTCATTACCTTCCCCACGCCGCTTCGCCAGCCAACGACGGCAACGGCGATCTTCTGCGCCAACGTCACGACGGGAGCGAGCACCAAGGTTTCCGCCTCTGGCTATAAGGGCATTTAAACATGCCCATATTGACCACGGGAGCGGGAAAGTTTCCCGCGATTGGCGCAAGTTATACCGGCCCCGGCGATATCAACGGCGCGGCTTTGGGATGGTGGGGTCTTCGTGGGTTCAGTGCGGCTTATTCGACTGGAAGTAATCCAGCAATCGATGTGGTCGATACGGCGACCGGGTTGACGACTACGACCATCAACATCCTTTCAGATGGCACACTTGATGTGGCAACAATCAACGCTCTCGGTTATGCCGTTAGCGTTACAAAGCTCTACGATCAGAGCGGCGGGGGCAAGCATTTTACGCGGGCGACTCTCGCCCAAATGCCAACACTTACCACGAGCGGTGTGACGGGGCTCGGCGCGACACGCCCGGCAATGAGCTTCCTGTCTCAACACATGACGGCATCCGCTATCACGCAATCCCAGTCATTTACCGAAAGCTTCGTCGGGGAAAGGACTTCGGGCACGGCCTACGGGTACATATTTGGAGACAACGCGGCGGTTCTTCTGTTCAACAACGCGGCGAACGGCATGGCCATGTTCGCAGGCAGCTCAGTTCCGTCCGCCACCGCGAACGATAATGTGTTCCATGCAGCCCAGGCTTTCTTCTCCAATGCTTCCGGAGCCATTTACATCGATGGATCAAACAGCGCCATGGCGAGCATGGGCACGACTGGATTATCCGGAACGCTGTTTCTGTACACCCAGAACGGTTCCGGCGGTCTCGTGACGGGGAAATTCTGCGAAGTCGGCGTGTGGGCAGGGGACAAGACGGCGAACAACAGCGCGATGAATTCCAATCAGCATACCTACTGGGGTTTTTAAGTGGGGATCTTGCTGTTAGGCGCGGCGCCGCAGTTCTCAAAGCGCTCTGTCATCAATATGAACCAGACGGCGTTCTATTACGAATATGCGTTCATTGACCACATAAAGAGCAGCGTTCAGTTTGGCGGACCTGGGGGCGGCTCCCCTTGGAACACGGTCGGCGGGGCCGTTTGGGGGCAAAATATAGACTCGGATGGATGGCCGAGCTACTCCACCGTAACCATCAACAAGCGCGCAACATTCGGCGGCATCCTGATTCCTGCCTCATCTAATTTTGCCGGACCGTATACGATCGACGGATTCGGGTCCGGGACCATCGCACTCAGCGCCGGGTCATGGACGCTCGGAAGCGCTACCGGCGTTAGCCTCGCTGGCAGCACCCTCACCGTAACGGATCAGGGGGTGGGCGTCAGGTGGACGGCTCAGCTCACCTATTCCGGCTCTCGCGGTATCATCGGATTGAATGCCAACGTTATTGACCCGCTGAACACGGGCAAGTTTCTCAGGAACGTTCGCTGGTATCGAACGGAGGATGCTTCTGATCTCGCTGCGGGCAAAGTATTCCGCTCGCCATGGAAGCAGACCTATGTGGATTGGTGCCCATCCGCGCTTCGGTTCATGAACTGGACCGGGGGCAACGACTGCAAGCTTAATCGCTTCGAAAATCGCACGCTCCCGAGCTACGCATCCTATACCGGAAACTACAATTGGGTTGCCGGTCCCAAATACGGAGAGACCACTGGAACGAACCAGATCGCATTGGCGGCCGTCACCGGAACAACGGCCTCGATGCAGCATGGCGAGATGGCCATCTGCCGCATCACGAACTCCGCCGTGCGGCAGGGAACCTTCACGGGCGGCAACGTAGACCGAACGGTTCAATCGATTTCGAACGCGGCAACGCCGGCTGTCCAGTGCAACAGCCACGGCTTTAACAGCGGCGATACCGTGGTGCATTTCATCACCAGCGGCATGACAACACTGCACCAGTTTCCGTGCACGATCACGGTCACTGATGCCAACCACTACAATATCACGAATTTCAACTCGACGAGTGCCGGGACGTTCACGGCCGGAACGGTCAATCAATACATCTCTCTTCAAGTCGGAAGCGGCAGCGATCGGACGGCTTATCCTGTCATCTTCTCGAACGGGACAACCTACGCATCTGCATTTGGTGACGGCTATATCGTCGCCGGGGATTACAAGACCTTCTATTTCGATAAGACCATTTCCGCACAGACTGACGGCAGCGGCAACCTTGTTTATGGCGTCTGGATCTTCAATCAGAACGGCGTCGATAAGGGGCATGAGGGAGGCATCCCGCTCGAAGTTTGCACGGCGCTGATCAACGAGCTGAACGCAATGTCACCCGTGCGGCCCATCCATATGTGGGTGACGGTCCCGCATTGGGCTATGCTGTCTTCGGATTCCGACTATAGCGCTGGCTCGAATTATGCTGTCAAAACCGCAGACGTCGTTCTCAACGGGGCCAATGGTTTTTCGGGGCTGAATTCCACCTGCTATCTCTTCATCGAATATAGCAACGAGACTTGGAACAACGCCGCCGCCTTCCCGCAGGCGAACTATCTTGCTCGAAGGGGCCAGTGTCGCAGCGGCGCGGCGTGGGCGGCCACACTGATTACTGACTACGCCAGCATGGTGGGGCTACGCTCCTATTTGATGGCAAAGGACATCCAGGCGGCGTTCCCCGGCAACAGTCGGATCAAATATGTCTTGGCCGGGCAGGGAACGCAGGGAATAGCTGGCGGCACCATGAACTATTTGCGCGTGCACGGCACGACGGCAATGCTGACGGATTCACTCAACCCCGGTGGCGCGGAGCCGATGTCCGTGCATGATTTCTTCGCGTGGGCGGCCTACGTCTACAACGACGATAGCAACGCGACGTACAGCCTCTCCACCTGCACAACGGCATGGCTTGCAGCGGGGAGTGACCCTGTGGCCAAGGAGGCTGCCTATGCGCTCTATGTGCAGGGCATTAAGACGTTCGGCGGCACGCAAACCATCGACCAGTACTACGGGACGCTGATGCCCGCCTATGCGTCAGCAATGGTCGCGCTCGGCAAGCAGACAATGATGTACGAAGGCGGTTGGGATCGCGCGATTGCAGGCTCGGCCGAC